TCCATTCGTATCTAGTAGCGTCCACCTTGCATGTATATATAATGTATACATTTATACTATCTGTTATTATATATTTCGGGTGTGGCCCCCTCCCACGATGCAAGGGTGGCCAATGAATGTTTACACGGATCCCCTACCAAAAAAAATGAGAATCCTGGTGGCCCGTGTTACTGGGAGGGGCCATACCGCCATACCCAATCTATAATGCCAAAATGGCAAGAATTCCAAACACCAAACACTGTAATTACTGCATATTTGAACTTTGTTGATGAAGTTTGTTGATATTAATGTAAACATGGGTTTCAGAAACGTGATTTTTTTTTCCGTCCTTTTCTCTTTTGGGAAGGACACCGTACAACCCTGCAATGCGGACCAAAGCACCTGAATCATTGGGTGAACATTTCGGAGAACATTTTTTTTCTGATCCAAAACCAGGGACTGTAGATATTCGCTCAAATGATTTGTCTATAAAGTTATCATCTAGTTGCTGAGCTGAACCACTCTTTTCTGGAAAATATGGTAGAGTCAAAGTGGATCGTCTCCCCCAAGGGTTAAAATATATAACTTATTTTTGAAACCACCACCTAGTCATGGGTTGTGGCGGCTGCTCTTTTGCAACTATACAAAAATCCATTTAAATCCATATAATGTGAGACACCTGTGTTCATGGTTGCGAGGGCATATTGTATCACCAGGAGATACAGGCTGAGTAGTAAATGGGCAGGCAAATATAGTTGCCAAATTCAGTGGAAAATGGCCTTAAAGAACAGGGAACAAATGTTCTTGTTTCAGAAGGGGATGGCTTCTCCACTCTTCAACTGTTTCACCCTTTCCGCATCAAGTTGCTGCAAGCAACTTGCAACTTGCTTTAGGTAGAAAAAACAAAAACATCTCCAGGTACCTACCTACACAAATACCAAAGTACATCCCATAGTGTCCATGTGTGGTATATTTACCTACATTTAGTTTTACCATACATGGATCCTATGGGCATTGGTAAGAACGAGAGTGCCAACGACCGAATCAGTCAGTCGTTAAAGAGGCTACTTTGCTCTCAGCTGGGGTCCTCTTCGAGTTAAGCGCACCATTGAGCGCTTCCACTTGCCCGTCCAAGGCATTTGTGCATGTGCTGACCGTAAAGGTGGTCGCATGCTGCCATCAGGACCGGCAAAGATCAGGCCAGTATTCAGGTAGCCAACCTTTTCGAAACGCCCATTAGGGAGCGGCTTCCAGCCTTCGCTGTTGACTGTCAGAAAAGCAGGACTCACGTAGTTCTTGCCGGGAGACAGTGTAAAGCCGATTGCGGCGACCGCGGGCTTCCAAAAGCCCTCGTAAAACTCCTCATTACATTTGAAGAGACTATCGTCGCCGTTATAACCCTTACAGGCATTTTCAGCATCTTGGCCTTCGACCAGTCGCCGCCCTTCGCTCGAACAAACTGTTTCAGAGCTGTACGGTATAGGCAACGTAGTTGATGGCACAAAGTACCGGGAAAGATAAAGGGGAGCCCATCAATTGACCATTCTTCATTAAGAAGTCATCAGGGAGACCAGCTCGCTTTGATTCGGTCAAGAACTCATCCTCCTTTCCATAGCTGATGATGTGTGCTCCAAGCACTTTGGCAATTTCCCACAAATCATCGCCATCATGGTTAATCCC